ATTACCATGGCTATCCCACCCACCGCACTGGTCTGGTCCGAACCCATGGACCCGTTTGACCAAGTTGACTACATAATCGACTGTACCAATCTTTTGGACGACGGCGAGTCTATCTCGACCTACATAATCGTACCTTACTCAGAAGCGACCCTACTCGGCCTATCTGTAGGAACCGGACAATACGCCACACAGCTATTAACCGGAAACAGATTACGCGTATGGCTCTCGGTTGACCTTGCTTACCAAGACAACGCCGCCTACAGCTCAAGTGGCACAAGTCTTCCGCTACAGCTATCAATCACGACGTCCTCGACACCGCCCAGAAAGCGGCAGAGAACTCTAGTCGTAAAGGTGCAGCAGCGATGAGAGTCACCACAGAAACCGGACTCACCCTAGGGTTTGTTCAGCTCAACGACCTCGTAGCCGAAGTCGCTTACAATAGCCGACTCAACAAAGGTTTGGCCCTTAATCAGGTAATTCGTATAAACGAAAACCTCTGGCGAGTAACCAAGATAGCTCCTAGCGAGTATGTTGGTTATCTTATGGTAGCATCACTATGGCGGATCGAGTAAGCGCGTTTGACCCTCAGTTGTCGCGCTCCTCTGGCTTTGATACTACAAATCGAGACTCGACTTTCGGAACCTTAAACATCCGAGTTGCGTTTCTTACTTCCCCCACTCGCACGGACCTCGAAGGCTCCGCGCCTATTCCACCACTAGCCAACGAGCCTAGTCGCGCGTTGTTTTACGGCGGCCTGATTGGAGCCTTATGAGTACACTTACAAAAATTGGCCCAGAAGGTTTCGACGTTGCCAACGGATACATTACGTATGGCACCGTCGAAGACACAGCCGAGCAAATGATGATCCCTCGACACGAAGTTGCCCGAATTCTGGCACTTCCCGAGGTTAAGCGGTACATCGACGGTGTCCTATTAGATATGGGATACCGTAACCGCGCAAAGATCGGAAACGCTTTCGATCGAATCATCGAAGCCAAACTCGCAGAAGCCGAAGAAACTGGAGTCTACTCTAGTAAGGATATTGCTGATCTGCTAATGATGCAGCATAAAATGCGAATGGACGAAATCAAGGCATCTAAGGAAGCCGGGCCAGGCGTAGCTGTTCAAGTCAACAATAATAACACTTTTGGAGATTCAAACTACGGTCGCCTGATGGATGACCTACTCAGTGGGAAAAAATAACTTCTGGTGGTTCCTAGATAAACAGATAGGACGACTGCCGGGCTGGCCTAGCGAGAAACAGCTAGTCATGCTCACGACATTCGGTATGGGATTCATGATGATTATCATGGCCCGTAACGATCCTAGTTTGTGGAATATTGAATTATTTAAAACGCTAATCACGGTTGTAATTGTAACCGGTTGCATTAATATGATTCTCGCATTCTATTTCACAGCAAACAAGTCGGACGAGACTCGTAGCGAAAATACGGGTAAGGCGTTTGACGCGATTAAGGCGGCCCAGGAAGCTGGACCAACTTATACGGATCCTGAGACGATCCGAGAAGGTGATACGATCACCCTAGAGAAGAAATAATGGAAGAGAAAGTAATTAAGCGCGGCTACGTGAAGTGGACTGACGAAGATGGTGTATTTCACAAGGAGCCACTAGCTGATCACCCAGAACTGCTTGCAAAGGCTGACCCTGCTGAGCAGCTTCGTGCCGAGGAAGTGCGTCGCATGAACGCTTCTGCGGAAGAGTACGTTGCCGATATCGAGGATACTCGTGACGAGGATCTAAAGGAAGCACTTGTCGAACTGAAGGCCGCTCCAGAGGAAGTTCTGACGGCTGCGCAGCTGACTGACGTTGCTCCGGATTCGGGTGCAGAAGAGGATGGTGAGAAGTCCGAGGAAGTCGAGAGACTACAGGAAGACGCCGACACGGACCACGAAGCAGCGCTTCGCGAGCTACGTGAGAAGACTGCCGAGTAATCCATGGCACTCCTAGTCTCCCGCTCAGATGTCGTCACAGACCACATCATAGAGGATCTGCCTAATAGATTCATCAAGGTACCGATCACTCGGTACCTTGAGTCTATTAATGTAGAACCCTTGCCATCCCAGATGGCAATCATCAACGCCGTGAATAAGTACCGTTTCGTTTGCGCCGCCGTCTCTAGACGTCAGGGTAAGACCTACATCGCGAATATTATCGGGCAGTGTGTAGCACTTGTACCGAATTCCAACGTACTTATCATGTCACCGAACTATAATCTGTCCACCATTTCGTGGGATCTACAGAGAATGTTCATCAAGCACCATAACCTAGAGGTTGAGAAAGACAACGCGAAGGACCGAGTGATCGTTCTGGAAAACGGGTCTACCATCCGAATGGGTTCCGTCAATCAGGTAGACAGCTGCGTAGGCCGTTCATACGACCTCATTATTTTTGACGAAGCGGCCCTGACCTCAGAAGGAAAAGATGCTTTCAACGTTTCTTTGCGTCCTACTCTTGATAGAGATAACGCTCGCGCAATTTTCATATCAACGCCCCGAGGAAAAACTAACTGGTTTGCGGAGTTCTGGAATCGTGGTTTCGATATAGGAGCCGACGGCCAGCACGAGGAGTTCCCGCAATGGTGCTCGATTCAGGCAACCTGGAAAGATAATCCTAGAATGACCGAGGAAGACGTAGCAGACGCTCGTAAGTCTATGTCGGACAAGGAATTCGATCAGGAGTACGAGGCTTCCTTCAACAGCTTCGAGGGTCAGATCTGGAGTCTTGATGAAGACGACATTGTTGATCCGGCTGAGTTGAACGAGGATGGTTCTCTGAAGTATCCGCAGTTTACACCTGGAGAGGCCGAACTCGATTGGGTTTCCGGACTCGATCTTGGTTTCCGAGACGCTACAGCAATGTGCGTGATCGGATATGACTGGAAGGCCGAACAGTTCTATATCGTAGACGAGTACTACGAGAATAAGAAAACTACGGCAGGTTACGCAGCGAACGTTCAGCGGCTTATTGATCGCTGGGGTATTGACTACGTTTACATCGACTCCGCGGCGCAGCAGACACGATACGACTTTGCGCAGGAATACGACATTCCTACGATCAACGCAAAGAAGTCAGTTCTAGACGGTATTGGATATGTAGCCTCTCTAACTGATAATCGCAAGATTAAAGTTTCCAGGGACTGCAAAAAGACTCTAGCGGCGTTCGACGCATATCGCTGGGATCCAAACCCGAACCTGATTAAGGAAAAACCACTACACGACGATTCTTCTCACATGGCAGACGCCATTCGATACGCTTTATATAGCTTCGAGGGAACGATCGGAATTTCTTAAAGCTCTATTGTTTTAACAACGAGCTATATATTATCCGGAGAATTAATGGCGGACTCAACAATTAGCCTTCGGGACGGAGCAAATAGCTCTTTCTCAGTAAAGGCCCGCGTAGAACCTGACGGTAGCTACGCGTTTTATCATGCGGCAGACTCCGAAATTATTCAGCCGGATAATACGGCCGTAGGAATGATCGGAACCACTCTGAGTAAGTTTAGTGATGGTTTTTCCGGACCTACACTCACAGTAGGGCAGGCATCACTGGACTCATTAACACCAAAGTGGAACGTCGTTAGAAATACCGGCGTCACCGTACAGCAGTTAAACGGTGCTCTGGTAATTACTACCGGTACTGCGAGTGGTAATGAATTTCTAATGGTCGGTAAGACCATGTGTACGATCCCACAGAACCTCATTACGACCATGTCTATGACGGCAAGATCTGCAGGTATGGAAGTACGCACCGGGTATCTGGAAGTCGATGCTTCAGGAGCACCGGTTGCAAATCCAAACTTGGCCGGTTTTTTCAACAACCATACCGCATTGTTGTTGGCTAGTGCCACGACTACGACGGCAACACTTGAAACCCTTAGTGGTGGCAATCCCACAACTAAAATAATAAATGCCACTGGTCAGAACGCATCTACAGCTACAGTAGAATACGCGCTTGAAGTACGACCGGAAGACGTAACCTACCAACAGGTATTAGCAGACTCTGTAACAGCTAAACTAGGCGCTGCAGCCAGAATATCTTCAATGGTTCCGTCTCCTACTGTCAGATATGCACCGTTTTTCTGGGTTCGTAATATCGCAACAGCTACAAGCTCTGTTATTACCATTCAGAGAATTATCTCAATGGATATTCAGGAGTTGCAGGTAGAAGTTGGTGGCGGACGAGGAAATCTCGCACCATCACAGGCTATTCCAGTAGTTCAGGTTGCTTCTGGAACTACACAAACCGTAAACTGCGCAAATACTGGTGTGACCATAGCTAACGCTGTAGTAAGCGGAGTGGCCAATGGAGCATTGCTACATAGAACCATGTCAGCAGCATCTACGAACTCTACACTTGTAAAGGCAGGAACATCCAAGCTAGTCGGCGGTATCCTCACAAATACGTCAACTAGTGCTAAGTTCTTTAAAATCTACGCAAAAGCCACCGCCCCTACTGTGGGAACTGATGTACCGGTATTTACAATACCTATTCCTGCTAACGGAAACATCTCTCTAGGCACAGTATTTGATCAGTATGGTCTATCTGTTCTACTCGGTCTAGGTTACGGAATTACGGGAGCATATGCAGATACAGATGCCACAGCAGTTGCTGCCGGTGACGTTATAGTCCAACTGATATACGTCTAAAGATAAATTTTAGCACCCTTGGGGAAATTAGTCCTTGACTTCTCCCCCCAAGGGTGTTATCATGTGTTCAATAAAGGAGAGCTCGTGGCAACTACGTTAAAAAGAGACCCGATAAAATACGTTCGGGATAAGGCTAAGGCCGCGTATAAGAAAGGTAGTGAGTGTTTCATCTGTGGCAGCACAGAGCGTCTCGACTTTCACCACTTCTACACGCTTACGCCTTTGTTTAACAAATGGCTGCGGGACAACAAGTTAACCAGCAACTCCGAAGACGACGTGCTAGCTGTCAGAGACAGGTTTATCGCGGAACATAAGCCGGAGCTGTATGACCATGCAGTAACGCTGTGCCACATGCACCATTTGAAGCTACACTCTATCTACGGTAAAGATCCTCCACTAGCTACTGCCACAAAGCAGATGCGATGGGTGGACATACAGAGAGACAAGAATGGGCTTACTAAATTGGACGTTCGAGAAAGCGAACCCAGCACAACCTAACCTAAGCAATGATGGGCACCTAGAGGTGCACAGCACTAGTGCTTCCTACTCATATCAGCAGTGCTACGAACAGCTAGAAGTTGTAAATCGTGGCATCAATATGATCGTAGATGACATTGCAGCAATTAAAACAAAAGTAGGTGAACAACTCGGCATCAATAGTCGTTTAAACGTACGAAAGAAGAGCCTAGAGAAACTACTGAACAAAGAGCCTAACCCTTTTCAGGACATAGACTCTTTCAAGCGCGCACTCACAATGGATTTGATGCTGGACGGCAACATCTTCATTTACTTCGATGGCGCTTTTATGTATCAGCTACCAGCGACAAGAATGTCCGTCGTAGCGGATTCCAGAGATTACGTTTCCCACTATGAATTTGACGGAGAGAAGAAGTTCCAGCCGTCTGAGATTATTCATATTAAGGACAACAGTTATAAAAGCATTTACCGCGGGTCTTCTAGACTAGAACCTGCTCTACGTACTATGCGTATCATTATTGAGATGCGCACCTTCCAGGATAATTTCTTCAAGAACGGCGCAGTACCGGGTCTTGTTCTAAAGAGTGAAAACACTCTGAACGAGCGCCTGAAAAAGCGTCTAACAGATGAGTGGTCCAAGAAGTACCGCCCTAGTGCTGGTGGACGTAGACCGATTATTCTAGACGGTGGATTGGAAATCGATCAGATCTCGAACTTTACGTTCTCTGATTTGGACTTTCAGAACTCCATTCGTGACTGTGAAGAAACCGTACTGAAGAGTCTAGGTGTTCCACCAATTCTTCTAAACACAGGTAACAACGCAAATCTTAGACCGAACCACAGACTGTTTTATCTTGAAACGATTATTCCAATCGTTAACAAGATTAATTCGGCTCTAGAACGGTTCTTTGGTTTTGAGATTTACGAAGATACGACCTACATCGAGGCTTTAAGACCCGAATTACAAGATCAAGCATCGTATCTGCAGACATTAGTAAATAGTGGAATCATTAGTGCTAATGAAGCCCGTGTGGAGCTTGGACGCGAACCGCATTCAGATCCACAACACGATGATCTACGTATTCCTGAGAATATCGCAGGAAGCGCAGCTAATCCTACAGAAGGTGGAAGACCACCAACAAAGGATGACAATGCTAAATCGAAATAAGGTTTTAATCGCCTTAATCAAGTATTTTAAAGAAAAGGGCCGTGTCCTAAACATTCAAGAGTATTCTCGCGAAACAGACACCCCCATACGAGTCCAGCAAATCGTACAAGTGTTCGGTTCCTGGATAAAAATGGAGAAAACAATTATGGCTACTGAAACAAAGGTTTCTGCCACTAACGGACTAAACGTTGACGCGCTTATTGAGGCACGCAACGCTGCTGAGTACGAAGCTGCAAAGCAGTGGAAGGAAGCCAGCGAGAATCAGGATGCAAAGGCTCGTCGTGAGGCGCAAGCCCAGGTCGTAGCGGAAACCCTAGCTGCTAACGCCGCAACCCCAGAAGGCGCAAACGCTAACAAGGTTGCAATCGGTGGTAAGCTACCGCAGGAACAACAGGACTTCTCAGCAATGGGCGCCACTGTAACGACCAACCCTGAAACCAAGGAACAGACTGTCGTAGACACGAAGCCAGAAGTTGTAACGACTGCAAACGAAGATCCGCGTACTCCGCTCGAAATTCGTGACGCTGTTGCAGCAGAAGGCGTTTCTGGCGGACCGGCACCGACCGATACTACCACGAACGGCGGTTCAACAGGTGCGGCTTCGATCGCAACTGTAAATGCCCTAGGTGCTGACACTTCGGATGCAGACAACATCAAGGACAAGTCAACGACAAACAAGACGTCGACTGAAACCACTAAGGTTCCGGCTGACTCGAAGAAGTAATCCAGTATGGCTCGTGTATTTAAGCTAAACTCTGTAATCAAATCGGTTTCAGAGGATGGCGATCAGCTTAAGATCGTGGGTTACGCGAGCACGGCTGACACGGATCGCGTCGGGGACGTAATTGTCCCCGATGCCTGGACTAAGGGTGGTCTAGATAATTATTTAAAGAACCCAATCCTACTGTTTAACCACAATTATAGTCAGCCTATCGGTAGAGCGACTAATATTGAGGTGGATGCTAGAGGTCTCAAAATTGAGGCATCTATCAGCAAGTCAGCAGGACCAACCTATGGGTTAGTAAAAGATGGTGTGTTAAGCACGTTTTCAGTAGGTTTCACTACTAGAGACGTTGATTACAACCAGCAGACTGACGGGTACATCATCAGAGACGCAGAACTTCTAGAAGTTTCGGTTGTTTCAGTGCCGTGTAACCAGGAAGCCGGATTTAGCGTTTCGAAGTCATTCAACAACGCAGAAGATCTCAACAATTTCAAAAAAGAAGCTTTAAAGGGCCAGGAAGAGAACGAACAGGTAGTAAAGACTACCGACGTTGAAACCGCGCCTAAGTCCGGTACGGAAAATGTACCTCCGGAGAATATAGTAATGAATCCAGAAGAACTCCAGGCGATGATCGCTGAAGCAACCGCAAAGGCTCTAGCAGCCAGTAAGGCTGCTGACGAGAAGGCCGCCAAGGAAGAGGCTGATCGCAAGGCTGCCGCTGAAGCAACCTCGCAGGCTGTAACTGTAGCTGCTCAGGCAGTTGTAAAGACGATGGAAGAGAAGCTGCTTGCAGACTTTGAGACTCGCGTCAAGACAAACGAAGAAGACTTCCAGAAGACCTTCGCTGAAATGAAGGGTGACTTCGAGGCCAAGAGCCAGGAACTTCAGGCAATGGCCGCAAGCAAGAGAATGTTCTCCGATCGCGACAACGTCTCGTCTGATCCAATCGAGAAGAACTACGCAGAAGCTGAAACAGCTGTTCTGCTTTCCAAGGCTCTTCGCGTAGGTGTTAACGACACCAACTTCGGTAAGAAGCTAATGGAGAAGTTCAACACTCACTCAACCGTGACTGTTGGTACCGACCGTCTGGAAACGACAGTTTCCACCAGCATCGAGAAGGACATTGAGGCTCAGCTTATTCTTAAGCCGCTCTTCCGTGAAATTCTGATGACCAGCGCCCAGATGAGCTTCCCAATTGCTCCTGACTCTGGTTACGCTGAAATCACCAGCGCTACTACAGCTTCTGGTGCTCAGCCAAACGGTAACGTCGATCAGCGTGGCGCAGGCTACGGTGCTCCTTACCAGGGTATCACACTGACCGAGAAGCTATTCAGCACGATCAAGATGATCGGCCGAGGCTACCTTGGTAACGAGACGGAAGAGGATGCGATCATCCCGATCCTTCCAATCGTTAAGGACGCGATGGTACGCAGCCACGCACGCGGTATCGAGAACATGATTCTCGCTGGTAACACCAACCAGGGTGTTTACACCTCCGGCGCTGCAAACGGTCTTCTGAAGTTCGCTTCAACTGCTGGCCGCACGATCGAGACGGACGCAAACTACAGCAAGCTTACAGCTGCTAACCTATTCAGCCTTCGTAAGCTAATGGGTCTTCGTGGACGCGATCCACGTAACGTAGTTTACATCATCTCGCAGGACGCTTGGTATCAGCTTGCTGAGGATCCAGAGTTCCTGAACGCAGATCAGGTAACGGCATCGAACGCTGTTAAGCTAACTGGTACGGTTGGACGTATTTACAACTCCGACGTTCTTGTTTGCGACGAGTTCGCTCCTGCTGGTCCAGGTAACTACTTCGCTATGGCTCTGAACGCCAGCAACTTCGTTGTTCCACGTCTTCGTGGTATGACTGTTGAGAGCGAGTACAGCGTTGACCGTCAGCACACGCTCCTAGTTGCTAGTCAGCGTCTTGGCTTCGACGAAGTCATTCCAAATGCTCCTTCGGTCGTTGGACTGAAGTTCAAGGCAGCATAAGGCCTAATCGGGTGGGATTAATCTCCCACCCGAGGTTTTTATTAGATCATGGACCTAGTCACATTACAAGAATACAAAGCATATAATGCTTTGGGAATTAATGACAAAGAGGATACTAAAATTTCCCTTTTAATTAGTTCTGTTAGTGCTCTAATACAAGCCTATCTAGGCATGGACTTTGAGGGTGGAAAGTCTTATACTGAAGTAATCTCACTGGATTACGACACAAATACGATATTCCTATCTCATTATCCTGTTACGAGCATCACTGCTCTCTCCGAGAGCGATCGGTACACCTATGATTCCACGGTGCACGTACCGTTAGTTTATGCATCTGACTATCTGCTCAATGCAGAGGAAGGTACACTAACTAGACAATACAAAGTTGGCGGTTTCGCTAACTGGCCTATTAGTCCGGGCGTTACTACGGTCTCTTACGTTACAGCACCTAAAGGTGGTTTCGGAAGCGAAGTTCCTGCCGATCTGAAGTTAGCAGCCATTCAGTTGGTGAACTACTACAGATTAGACGAGTTTAGACAATCTAAGAGCATTCAAGGTTCTTCCATTGTTAACACACTTGCGCAGGGCGAAGACTTCCCAAAGCATATTCAGGTCATTCTGGACAGATATAAATGAGTAAGCAAGCTCTTAGTCTCCTTCTAAAAGAATTCGTTAAGAAAGAGGACGCAGACAAGAGCATTGTTGGTACGTCCAAGACATACCGCAAGGAGTTCCTAGATAAGAAGAAGCAGATCTTCGAGATAGGAACCCTTGCACACATTGCAGAAGAACTTAAAGCAGAGATAAGAATCGCGGAACCGAACTTACTCGTAGACGGACTCGTAACCCAAGACGACATTAATGCAGCAGCTTTGGCGCTACGTAATGCTTTTCTTGCACGAGTAAAACCTGAGAACGTTTTAGACAAAGATGGTGGCGTTGTAGTTTATAACACCTACGATCCTATGGCTAAAAATCTAAGTGCAGCCAATAAGGTAGCATTTGAACTTCTAGAGAAAGCAGTAACAGCTAGAAACGGCAGTACTGGAAAACTTTCCTCGGCTCTCACGTCTCCTGATCACGTTCGTACCAACGCAGAAATTAGATTCTCGCAGGTTTTCTACAATAAGCTATCGGACCCTGTGAAGTCCCTACGATATTTACGAGACTTTGGTAAGCTATCAGAAGAAAGCTATACAACGTTTCTGACACAGTATAACGAGATTACATCCTACTATACAAACGGAACTAAAGTGTTCGACCTATCCGTAGGTGCAGAACTAAAGCTTAGATCTCGAAAGGGAAACGAAGCTGCCGGTAACGAGCTTACAAAGGCTTTGACCGAAGAGATTCGAAGTGCAGTAAACAACGCGGTTATTAATAAGAACTGGGCCGACCAAGAAGGCTCCGACTCTTATAAAGCAGCTCTTTTCAAGGAGCTAAATAACATCGTAGTAAAGGGTGGCGGTACTGGTAAAATCCAGGCAATTGACAAGTCAAAGAATACTGCTAAACAAAGTACACGAACTGCCATAAAAGTGGTTCAGTATAAGCCGGCAAAGGTTAAAAAGATCGAGGCTAAACAGCCTCTCATTAACCTGCAATCTATCGTAAGTTACATCAACGGTAGGCTGCCAGAAGCTGTACGAAAGAATATGGGTTCTGGCTCTCTGGTAAACCGGACGGGCACGTTCTCAGAAAGCGCTAAACTAATTAGTGCACAAATGACGCCACAAGGCTATCCCAGCCTGGGCTACACATATCAAAGATCACCATACGACGTGTTCGATCCTGTTCTAGGTAAGAAGCCGTGGAATACTCCCGGTAGAGACCCTAAGAAGATTATTGAGAAGTCTGTGCGAGATATCGCAAAAGAAATGGCAATCGGCAGATTTTACGTAAGGAGAGCATAATGAACGAGAGGCTATATACAAGCAGACGCTACTCGATCTTAACTGCTCTTTGTGCGAAACTAAAAGAAATAAATGGAACAGGTGAGTACAAAGGAAACCTCTACGAAGAGGTGTACCCTAAAATGCTATTCTGGGATGAGGTGGGTACGTACCCGGCTCTTCACATGGCGCTTGGACCAGAACAAAGAGTTTACCAAGGTGGAGGACATAAAGATCGGTACCTTACAATTACCTTACGGGTATATGTGAGAGACGAAAATCCTTCCCTTGCACTCGAACTCCTCCTAGAAGATATTGAGACTGTAATTGAACAAAATGGCAGGTTGGCTTATCAAGATTCTTCTGGAGGCGTTCAGAGCACGCAGGATATACTTATTGTAAGTATTGATACGGACGAAGGAGCCCTTGCGCCATTAGGTGCCGGGGAAATGGTCCTACAAGTCCGATACTGAAGATGACAGACACGAGCTAATGCTCACGATCTAGGACTCTTCAAGTTCGTAGGAGAATTTAATGCCAGTAGCAGTAGGCGCCACTAATCTGTTCTTTAACAAGGACACGAAAGTCTACATCGAGCAGGGATCTAACATTTGGGAAATTCCTGTACTGAATGGCTATACCTTTAGCCAAGCAACAAACACAAGCGACGTAACACTCGCTGAAATGGCCGACTCCGCAGGCACAAGTCGTCGAGGAAGAAAAATCTTCACCGACTCTTACGCACCAGCAGAGTGGAGCTTTAGCACGTATGCCCGCCCGTTCCTAGTATCGGGTACGCCAAACAAGATGCGAGCAGTCGAAGAGCCTCTATGGGCCAACTTCGTGGCCGCCAACTCTTATACGCCAGCTACTCCAGCATGGACAACCGGTGTCGCAATCGGCGCAACCTCACTGGATATCGATTTCTCGGGCTCCAACAAGGTCGCTCTTGGAACGTATAACCTTTACTTTGTACTAGGTGCGCAGAGCACGTCATCTGCAAACTATGTAGCTTCTGGCGACCACACGATCTACAAGATCACGGGCGCTGTTGCAAACGAAGTCTCGATTAACTTCGACATTGACGGCATCGCAACTCTAGCATGGAGCGGCATGGGTGGATCTCTAACAGAGGTCGCAGCATTCAACGGTTCCGCAGCTATCGTCGCAGGTAATAATCTTACCACGAACTTCATTCGTAACCGTCTCACTCAGATGGTTGCAGTTAGCTCGGTTTCAGGTTCTTCAAAGACCTACGCAATCACGCTAACGGGTGGTTCTATCACGATCAACAACGGTATCACGTTCCTAACGCCAGATACAATTGGTCGCGTTAATCAGCCACTTGGACACGTTACGGGTTCACGCTCTGTAAGTGGTAATTTTACCGCATACATGGACGAGAAGACGAACGGCTCAATCGAGCTATTTGAGGATCTCTCCCTAGCAACGAGCACCATTACCAACGCATTTGCTCTCGACTTCTATGTCGGTGGTAAGGCCGCAGGTGATGCCCCAATCGGTCCAGGTATGCAGTTCAAAATCCCGCAGGCTCACCTATCGCTTCCAGCGTTTGACATTGGTGACGTTATTGCTGTGGATGTAGCGTTCAACGCACTTCCATCAACAATCAGCGGAACGGACGAAATCTCCAAGATTTCTTACGTAGGCGTCTAAACAAAATAGTTCTTGACATTATGGTCCTGAACAACTATACTACAAGAACTACGGGGGAGCATTTGTGCTCCCCCATTTGTATCTGAGGTAGGAGAATGGCAACATATAACTTTAAAAAACAGACTAAGCTGTATGTTGTACGTAACGGCCTGCGATACGCTCTAGATATTTATCCTGATATTTCTTTCTCACAAACATTCAATGAGACGAACGTGCCGGTAAAGACCTTGCACTCGCAATACAATATGTTTGAGAATGCAGTTATTACCAAAGCTAATCCAGCTAACTTTGCTTTTACGGTTCCGATCTTACTAGAGTCTGATCTGAACATTGTACTAGAACTGTTAATGGATTATGAACAAGGTAGTGAGGCGACGCTTAAGACGGCCGATCTGTATGTTGAAAGTAATTCAGAGGTATACAAGCTAGAAAAGTCAGTTTTTGAATCTGGTACGTTCCAGATTGTAAAAGACGCTTTCATCTCTCTATCCCTTAGTGGTACAGCGAGAAAGCTTAGCAAGTTTACGGATACAATTCCGGGAACCTTGCAAACAAGATCTGCAAAGCAGACCTACAACCAAGTCAGCGCAATGCTGGTGGCTATTGGCGGTGTAACGCAGAACTATGTTACCTCAGTCTCTGTTGAACTCAAGAATGAAGTTCAGTGGGTTGACTTTGCCACATTACAGAACAGCTTGGTGATAAGCGACGCCTTGGGAACACAGTTTCCTGAGGCTTTTGTCGTTGGCTCAAGAACGCTCTCTGGTACTGTCCAGCAATATGTAACAAATGAAACAAATAGTGTAAATACATGGAGTATTGGCGGTGCTCTATCTATTCAAATCGGAACCGTAGGTCAGTTAACTAACCTACAGTTTTTGGTTCCATCTATTGTTTACACTAACCGACTGGAAGTACAAGACCTATATATTCAAAGCTATGATTGGCGAATGAATTCAAACCCTGCCGCGTTGGCAGACGTAATCAAAAAACGTAACATCTAAGGAGTAATAATGAATCTTAAGTCCCTAATGGTCGATACTAAGTCGGCGTGGATCAGCTACCCAGGCCTCGACGGTTTCGAGGTCAACATCGTTAATCTTGGTCGCGAGAAGATCGTAGCCCTACGAAAGAACTGCCTAGAAACCAAGTTTGATCGTAAGTCCAAGATTCCTATCGAGCAGCTGAACGAGAAGAAGTTTATTCGTGACTTCACGAATGCAACAATTAAGGATTGGAAGGGTCTCAAGCTTTCCTACGTCGAACAGCTAATGCTGGTCGATATTGAAGCAGAAGATCCAGATCGCGAGCTGGAATATGACCAGGAGAACGCCGAGCTACTAGTTTCGAATTCGGTAGACTTCGATAACTGGCTGAACGAGGTTGTAAATGACCTTGACAACTTTCGTTCAAAGCGAGACCGAAAGGCTGTGGCAGAGACTGGAGAGGTGGCAGAATAACTTTGAAGTCAAAATGACTTTGGACAAGTATCTGGACTTATGCGAGCAAATGGGCAAGGAGCCCAGCCAAGATGAAATTCCGCCGGACGTCAATGACTTTCCGGCGGATGTGCAAAAGGCAATGATCCTTTTCAATAAACTTGGTGACCGCATATTTCCAGATATCGGCTACCTCGGTAAAGACTACACACAGCTACCAATATACATGGATGTATACGAGGTAGAAGACCGACGACTATTTCTAGAAACACTACTAAGGTTAGATTCCAAAATCATACAGAAGTCAGCAGCTGCCCTAAAGTCGGAGCGCGACAAGATCAAGCGAGCAAGTAAGGCTTGATTAGGTAAATAAATGGCCAATTCCGAATTTACGGTACGCGTAAAGGTACAAGGTGGCGCAGACGTCGAGGCTATTAAAAAAGCACTCGCTGGTCTGGGTGCCGAAGTAACACGTACCGGCTCCAGAGTTAAGGGAGCCAACAAGGACCAGACTGACTTCTTTGATACCCAGAAGAAGGGTATTATTGGAACTGCCAACTCAACTAAGAGTTTCTCAAAGCTCGCTGAAACCATCGGCAACGGTGGTTCTAGCGGGCTAGTTGGCGCTTACGCAACGCTCGCAGCAAACGTATTCGCAGTTTCGGCTGCGTTTAACGCGCTACGCGGAGCATCGCAGGTTGAGCAGATCTTTAAGGGTCTAGAAGCATCAGGTGCTCGTACAGGTAAGGCGCTCACAGTAGCTGCTGCCGGTCTACGAGAAGTAACGGGCGACGCCATTAACATGGAGCAGGCGCTGCGTTCAACCGCACAGATTTCATCCGCCGGGTTTGGTAGTGAAACTATCAAGCGTCTAGGTGAAGCGGCCAAGGATGCGTCATTCGCACTTGGTCGAAACATGACAGATTCACTCGATCGACTAACTCGTGGTGTTGTTAAGCTTGAGCCAGAACTTCTGGACGAACTTGGCATCATGACAAAGCTGACCGAGTCTAACACAAAGTATGCAGCAACTCTAGGTAAGAGTGAAACGCAGCTAACGAACTATGAGAAGCGTCAGGGATTCTTGAACGCTGTTCTTGCAGAAGCTGAACTTAAGTTCGGTGGACTTTCTGAAGCCGCAGGTGACTCAAAGAATTACGACGTTCTAGCCTCTAGTGTAACCAATTTAACGAACTCAACGCTAGGTGCTCTAAATACAGTATTCCGACCATTAGCTGGTCTACTTGCAAGTTCGCCAATGGCTCTTGTGGGTGTGTTTACTATATTTGCAAGCACTCTTGCGAAGCAGCTTCTACCGGGGCTAGCTTCTACTGTAGTTCGAACTCAAGCGGCAGCACTTGCAGCCCTCGATCATGCAGCAGCAATCAAGGCGTCTACTGCGGCCACAATTGCACAGGCAAAGGCGACTGACTCAAACTTCCTAGCAAATCTAAAGGGCCTAGCCCAGATAGATGCGGCAGGACCCAAGGTTTTCACAGCTATGTCTGCGAAGATCAAGGACGGCACCGCTAGTGCTAGAGAACTTGCAAAGGTAATCAATAGTCTGGAGTCAAAGAACCGAATCGATAGAGCGATTATGGTTCAGAATCCTGCTTATGCTACTCCTTCTAACCCACAGCAGCAGCAGAGAGCTGATGAAAAGACCGCAACGATCGCGCTTACACAGCAACGTATCGATGCTATTCGTGCAATTGCGGCTGAGAATACAAATGCTGCTGCTCGTAATCTTGCTCAGCAGAAGACGATTACTGAAGCTAACCTACGTTCAAGCGCAGCAAGCCGACAGGCAGCCGCAGCACAAGGCGTAGCAGCAGCAGTAGGTGCTGCATCTACACGCAACTACATCGGCGCAGTTAAGGAACTAGTAACTGCTACGGGAACTTATGCAACTGCTCTAAAGAAGACGCAAATGGCGGACAAGCTTGCTGATACGCAAAAGATCAGTATGCTGGCACGCATCAAGGCTTCTATCGCCGAAGCTGCCGCAGCTATGGCTGCTCTAGGCAAGGCTACCGGCGAACCACTAACTGGCATGAACAAACTTCGTGTCGCAGGTTTCGCAGCAGGAGCCGCGATCAAGACGATCGGAAGCGGGTTCCTTGCGGCTATTCCGATTCTCGGACAGGTTCTGTTTGCATTTAGCCTCGTAAAGATGGCCGTAGACTACTTCACTTCCGACAAAACAAAAGAATTTCGTAAAGGCTTTAATGACCTACAGGAAATTCTGAAGAGCACAACGGCAAGCTTGAAGGAAATGGAGCGAACGAATAGCTCTACTGCTGATGCAGCACTTCGTACTGAACGCTCACTTACAATTCAATCAAATGCTATCTCTACTCTCGTAGATGGATATCAGAAGCTACTAAACATTAAGGAAAAGGTAAATAAAGAAGACCCTGAATCGACTGTATCTTCGGGTGCACGAGCATTCTTCCTAAATGATAAGCGCGATACGGACAGCTACCAGACAGGTGTTGCTCGCGGATCTGAAGCTCTAAAGGCTGGTGCTGATAAGCTTGGTGGGTACTCCCTACTAGGCGGTCAGGATAAGATGGTCACAGCGTCTATTCAGACTCTTGATAAGCTAATTCAGTTGGCTCCTGAAGCTACCAAGGCAGCAGTTAATATGCGCGGTGGTTTCCAGGCTCTAACCAAGACTTCTGCCGGTGATTTCGTAAAGACTGTAAATGCTATCGCAGATACGATCAATGGTAAGTACAAAGAAGCGGCGGATCGAGTAACTTCGCTAGTCCAGTCATTTAAGACTCTTAACGAGGAAATCGGAAGCTTTGCACTAAGTGCACAGGGTTCGACACCTTTCGACGGAGTAGTAAAGGGCTTTGACGCTGCAATCAATGGTATTAACCGTTTCAAGATCGCATCAGCAACTCTTGCAGCTCCAGATACAACAGCATGGCGTGATCTGCTACAGGGAATTGGTGCAAACACCGAGAAGTTCCTAACTACGGAAACTAAGGCAAAGCTAGACTCACTACGTGCTACCGACGCGGAAACGCAAGCACTAGAGCACAGAGTTGAACTTGGTGAAACTCTAACGAAGAAAGAGCAGGCTCGACTAGGCGTTCTAAAGACGACCATTGTTGAGCAGCGAAGTGCACTTCTACTTGTAGAACGTGATCTTCGTGTAACGCAGGAGCGTTTCGATCAGGCTCAGCGTTACGACCGTGTTCTGAAGAGTCAGCTTAGTGTACTACAAGCTACTATGTCTGCCAATTCGGCAAACTATGCAGCTACTGGGGTCGGTATCGCAGCCCAAATGAGAGCTGAAAACCAGGTTCTACAGATTCAGGGCGCACAGCTTAAGAATCAGCAGAGCATTCTGGAAGGCTATATCAACCAGGCTAAGACCCAAATCCAGGCACAGAGTGACGTTCTAAAGGGTGAAATCGCTCTTCTAGCTGCACGCAACAACTACAACAAGAGCATTAATGAAGGCAACGTTTCTATGCGCCTTCAGGCAGCAAGCTTACGTGAGCAGGCAGCAGCAACAAGAATTCAGGGATCGGGCGGAAACGTCGCAGACATTCTGAAGGGTGGTACTGCTAGACAGGAACAGGTTAAGAAGCTTGGTCTTGAAACTGTTGTACAGTATGAGAACCTAAATAAGACTGTTGAGACACTGAACAAGACTGCACTCGATATGCAGGGTATTCGTGAAGCGCAGCAGAGTATTGAAGGTTACAGCGCGGCCATTGAGAATCTTTCAAACCAGCGTTCGGCGCTGGCTACGGCGGAATCCACAGCAGCACAGCAGGCAGCAGCAGAAGCCACAAAGCAGACTGAGATCATGACAAAACGTCGTGAGTCTCTTATTGCTCAAAAGGCTATGGTAGAAGATACCAATGATGCTTACGCAAAAACATCAGCACTGCTGAATGGCTCTAACGATGATCTACGTACTCAAATCAAACTATTAAACCAGACTAATGACAGAGCTAAGGTTCGTGCAAACGACGAATACGCTAGCCAAATGGCTACGCTAAGAGCTCAAATTCAAAGCGCAGAAGCTGACTCCGTGAAGGCAGTCAGTGATGATCAGAAGGCAGCATCTAAGGCTCGTCTAGATAATCTAGGCGGAGAACTAAATCTTCTAAACCAGGGTTACGCCGTTCAGGTCGCTCAGTTGGATGCAACTGGAAGACTAGCCATTCTTGAGAAGGTCGTATTCGACACTCGCAAGGAAGGTCTCGACTGGCAGCAGCAGTCTCTGGACATGGTCCAGAAGCAGATTGATGCACAGAAGCAGCTAGCTGACGAAATTCAGAATAGCTATGAGCTACGTATAAAGGCAGAAGCTAAGCGTGGTGGCTATGAGATCAGCCAAGCTGGTGATGATTCCATCGACATTAAGGCCGCTGAAGCAGCGTATAAGTTTGCTGTTCAGGAAATCAGCCTTAAGAAGGGTATGATCGATCTACAGTTCGCTCTTCTAGATGCTCAGAAAGCTGCACTTGCAGAAGAGCTACGTACACGACGTGATAATCTGGATCCGAATGTGGCCCAGAATCAGGTTCGTATCGCACAGCTAGACGCAACAATCAATAAGCTAGAAAACGTCGATCTTACAAAGGCAGCAAATGCAGCTACGGCAGCACTTGATGTTGGACTTAAGAATGCACGCACTACCCTAGAAACAGCACTAGCACCTCGTAGAGGTAACACTGTGTTTACACAGATGTTTGGTGACATTCAAGGCATTCTGCAGCGTCGTGATGCTGCAATGAGCGCACAGAGAACACTAGAAACTGCAAGACCAGAAGATTCTGTAAAGGTCGTTCGTGCAGAGAGTCAGGCACAGCGCGAAATCATGAGAAACGAGGTAGCTAACCCTATCGTGAGTTCTAATGACAAGCTAATCCTGAGCATTAATGCTTGGATTGCAGCCATTGACAAGCTACTAGCTGTTCAGGCAATTACCTCAAACGTAACCAATCTCTCCGGAGATAGCGACGTATCCGTTAATCGTTCCGCACCAGCAATGTTGCAGACGATTGTAGACTTCTTCACTAAGAAGGGATACACGGTAGCTCAAGCTGCTGGTATTGCCGGAAATCTACAGCAGGAGTCTGGACTTAACGCTAAGGCTGTTAACCGCGAAAGTGGTATGGCAGGACTAGCGCAATTCAGTAAGAGAAACCAAGCTGAGTTCTTTAAGGAGTACGGACACGGTATTGCACAGTCTACGGTTAACGAGCAGCTTGAGTTTATTAATAAGCAGCTGAACGGTACCGAAGGCGCAGCAAAGAAAATGCTTCTAGCAGCTAACAGCGTAGCTGAAGCAGCCGTAGCATTCCGCAAGGGATACGAAAGACCAGGTGAGGCAGAAGCCCAAGATGCTAAGCGCATTAAGTATGCACAGAACGCCGTCGTAGCAAATGCAGCACCTAGAACACCAGTCGTAGCAACCAATGCTCCAGTAGCGGTTGCCCCTCCTCAGGTACCTTCTTCGGAAGTTACAGCTGAAGCAAGCAAGACAAAGCAGACTCCAGTTTCTGTTCTTAGTGCGGATCTAAATGTTCCCGCACCTAAGGTTGATTGGAGTGAGCCGATTGCAAACCTAACGGACCAGCTGAAAGATGTAAAGCCTGTATCGCCTAAGTTTGGTGTAAAGGACACACTGGATGCTTTCAATGCTTTATCGTCAGCTACTATTGAAAACCTAAAGGCCCTTGGTCCGGATGGTGAAGTTGTAGCAACACTGGCATCGGGTATGTCTAGCGTAGCAAGCGGTATCGATAACGTGTTCGACGCTATGACCACCACAACTGGTGACGCAGCGAAGGACTTCGGAAATCGCGTATCTGCAATCGCAGGGGCTGCATCAGCGGCGCTATCTACGATTCAGGGTGTTCTATCTTCAAGCGCGCAAGCAAAAGAAGACGCAATCCAGCGCGAGATTGATGCCGAAACTAAGAGGGACGGCAAGAGCGCAGAAAGCTTAGCAAAGATCGCAAGTCTTGATAAGCAGAAAGACGCAATTGCTCGTAAGCAGTTCAACACCAATAAGAAACTGATGATGGCTCAGGCCGTAATTGGTACCGCAGCAGGTGTTGCTCAGGCTCTTGGCTCAGGACTACCGTTCCCAGCGAACGTAATCCTAGCAGGTGTCATTGGTGCTATGGGTGCTGCTCAGTTGGGCATCATCGCAGGCACTAGCTATCAGAGTTCTGCGGCTACCGCAACGGCGGGCGTTGAAACACCTACACTAAGCATCGGTAAGACCGGTGATAGTGTGGATCTTGCAAAGCAAAATACAAACGTTGGCGGTGAACTTGGTTATCTTCGTGGTAAGCAGGGAACCGGAACAAATTCTGGAAACTACTCTGTTATCGGATCCGCTTATGGTGGTGACCTACCGAGAGGTTATGGTAATACGGCCTACGTTGTAGGCGAGAAGGGGCCAGAGACTATTGAGATGAGTGAAAACTCTATCTCGGTACGACCAGCGAACGACAACAATAGCGGTGCACCAGTAACTGCAAACTTCCATATTAACGCGATCGACGCTTCTGGTGTTGAGGACGTACTTATGAAGCAGCAGGGTAATCTGATCCGCATGTTCCGAAGTGCAGCTAATGCAAACGGACAGCCTTTCATGGAAGACGTAAACACGAATGTTTACTCAAGACCGAACGCAACGGGGAATAGCAGACTATAATGGCAACATTCACAGCCTTTTCTAACATCTTGCCGGACCCGGCGAATCCTATAACGGATGCGGGAGATATCAGTCCTACTGGTACCCCCGGTCCAGGTTTCTCGGCTCTTAACTTCCAATCAGTTACTGATACTCAAGTATCCCGCACAATCAGCGGTAGAGGTATTCAACGAGATGGTGGCTCACAGCACTACGAGTTCACCATCTCGTACAATCCTATGTTCCGATCACAGTTTGATCCGGTAGATACGTTCTTGGCGGGGAGAAATCCTCGTCGAGATCCCTTTTATGTTATACTTCCACAGTACTCTCGTCCGAAAGATCTAACATTTAATGGCATTAATAATACGTACGTCCGTACTGCACATGAAGCCGGTTCCTCTACTTTAAAGGTTTGGCACAATACAGCTAACTTTGTGGGGAAGCTTCGCCCAGGTGATATGTTTAATATCGTAGATCCTGCGGATTTCAACCACCAAAAGGTGTACAAAGTGACTACAGTAGAAACGTATGACTACTACCAGGCTGGTACTACGCAGCCACCTAGAAATGAACTGAGGCTTGGAATATCTCCGCCCCTACAACGATACGCTAACGATAATGCTAGGGTGATTGTGGTAAATCCTAAATTCAGAGTCATTTCTAAGTCAGACGTACAGGAGCATTCTATTAATACAGATAATCTATGGTCCTTCAGTCTAGCAGTAGAAGAGATACAACCGTAAAGAAAATTTTGCTTGACTTGTGGTTGGGTGGGTGTTATAATTCACTCATAAACTAAGCGGGCCCCTCTACCCGTCCTTTGTGGCGGGTATTTTTGTGAGAAACAATGTTAACTGAAAGACCTCTTCACCCAGATATTAAGGACCTACTGCTCAGTCATGAGCCGTTCCAGTACGCACATCTTATTAAGTTCGAGCGCCCGTCACGTCCTGATACAAATTCTGGTCAGGTGTCTACCTCAAAGCAGCGTTATACGTACATAACGGATGCTAGCCGAGATGTGTCCTTTGATGATGGAAGTACGGATCTATCGGGCGCAGCTAACGGAACTCAGAATTACG